GGGTTTGGGATATGCCGTCTGTTGAGGACGACCAACGCATTCGATGGTCGGCTGAGCAACTCGCCGAGATCGCGCCCTACGTCATAAAATCCCTCAGGGGCGAGGCGCTGCGGATACTGTGCGCGTCGCAGAACCGATCGGTTGGCGCGGTGCAAGTCAAGCTGCGCCATCTGCGCGAGGCCGCTGGTGTGCAACTTGAGACACAGCGCACGATCACGCCGGCGCTCGACGTGTTTATCCGCGCCGAGGTGGCCAAGGGCTCGACGATCGTGTCGATGGCCAAGGCGACCGGAATCAAGCCGGACACGATCAGTTATCACATCCGGCATCGGGTCAAGCCGGTCCGCACCCGCATCTCGTCTCCTCCCACAGTCCGCGCTGACGGGTCGCTCCGTGAGCTCGCATCAGATCCACTCCCAGTCGGTCACCCGCTCACCTGGGGCCTGATCACCGCCGGCACACTCCTCGATGGCGAGCCCTGCCGCAGGGGTGGCGTTTTGACTTTTCGAGAGGATAATTGATGGCGCGAAAATTTAAACCTGATCCAGGCGTCGACCACGGCACTGGCTTCGGACCGGCCGTCGTCATCGAGGATGTTGCAGTCTCACCGACCGTCAGCACTCGGCGCGCCAGGCGGGCTGACACGCTGGACGCGATCGACATGACGCCCGGTCAGCGCCAGGCGGCACGGATATACCTCCAGGCTCACCAGCACATTGGTGCGGGTCGCGGCCTGGGCCCGTTGCCGTTCGGTCGCGATGTCCCGTTCTCGTCGACTGGCGGCGTATGGCTCGCACCGCAGGAACGCGCTCTGTCTGCCGCCGACTGCTGGCGTCGTGGGTGTCAGGCGATGGGGCTCGCGGCGAGCGAGGGTGTTGTCAACTGGGTGGTGATCAAAGGCTTTCCGTTGCACGAATACGACGCAGTTCGGAAATGGCGCCGCGGCACAGCGTCGTTTCAACTAAAGGCAGCTTTACAGCGGCTTTCCGAGGCATACGGCACAGCGTGAAAATAAACGATTGACATCGGGGACAGATAATTGCATGTTTTCGTCATCATCTGAATAGCGCGCTCGGCAGGTCACTTCCTTCCGGGCGCTTTCTTTATGGGCGCATGGCATCTGATGAGCATTCGACTCCGGTGTTTGCCGCCCCTCGTGGCTCGCCAGGCGCCGTTGATCGCCACCAACCCGGCGAAGGTCACTGATCCACACTACCTGACGCCGCAGCATCGGGAATGGCGCTCTGTAGTCGTCGCCCGCTCCGGAGAGCGGTGCCAAGGGCCAGCATGTGTCGGCACAGCGGCCGGTGGTCGCCTGTTCGCCGACCACATCCGCGAGCTGCGCGACGGCGGTGCGCCGTTCGACCCTGCCAATGGCCAAGCCCTCTGTGGGGCCTGTCACACCCGGAAAACGCTCGCGAGTCGAGCCAGCCGGATGGCCCAGCCGACCTGATCGTCGGAAAGCGTCGGAAAACGTCGTGAAACGTATTTTATACGTCGTGAAACGCATGACTGCCACCTAAGACCCGCGTCCAACGCGGGAGACCCCGGGGTGGTCCAAACTGTGGACCGATTGGGGGGTATACCGCTTGGGGCTCATTCAGAGGTTTTTTTATGGTGCACGATTTCGACCGGGAGGACGACGCGGTGTTGGTCGAAAAGCGAGGACGGCCGGCGCACGAAATAACGCCTGAAAATCAGCGGAAGGTGGAACTGCTCCGAGCGATTAACCAAAACAACGAGCAGATCGCCGCGGCGATCGGTATTTCTGAGCAGACCTTGCGCAGAAAATATTTGCCGCAGCTCAAACAAGGCCGCGCTCGAATTCTTGCTGAACTAGTCGACCGCCTTTGGGCTGAGGCGGACAGGGGCAGCGTGGCTGCAATCAGGGAGTTGTCGCGCCAGATTGAGCGATCTGAGAGTTCCGGCAACGCCATAGTCCCGCCAAAAATGCAAAAGGTGGGAAAGAAAATCCAAGCGAAGATAGACGCCGCGAAGCCTGACCGCGCCACTTCAATGGGCGAACTGATGGCCCGCCGCGCCGCCGGAATCCGGGCGAACTGATGGCGTCTTGGGATTTGGCGTGTCCAGATTGGCAAGACCGAATTCGTCGCGGCCGCAGCCTGGTTCCGGACCTTCCGCTCTTCAGCGCGGAAGCAGAACTAGCGGTGAAGTTTTTCGACAGCCTGCGCCTGCCTGATGTCCCTGGAACGCCGCTTTTGCGGGATGCAGCCGGCGACTGGTTCCGCGACATCGTCGCGGCCCTCTTTGGCAGCCGAGACCCGAAGACAAACGTTCGCCACATCAGGGAGTTGTTCACGTTGGTTCCAAAGGGGAACTCAAAAACGACCTACGGCGCTGGCATCATGGTCACTGCGCTGCTGATGAACGCTAGGCCTCGTGCTGAATACCTTATCATCGGCCCGACGCATGCAATCGCTGATTTAGCGTTCAGCCAGGCTGCTGGCATGATTGAGTTGGATGCCGAGCTGATCAAGCGTTTTCAAGTTCGCAGCCACCTCAAAGAGATTGTCGACCGCGTCACTAATGCCAAGCTCAAGGTCAAGACGTTCGACCTCGACATATTGACCGGCCCGCGCCCTGTGGGCGTTCTGCTGGATGAAATCCATCTTCTCGGCAAATCACCGCACGCCAGCAAGGTTTTTCGCCAGCTTCGCGGCGGTCTGGAAAAATCGACCGAGGGCTTCCTCGCGATGATCACCACACAATCGGATCAGCCACCGACTGGGGCCTTCCGTGATGAACTGAACATGGCCCGCGCCGTGCGGGATGGTCGCTTTGACGGCCGCGTCCTGCCGGTGCTCTACGAATTCCCTGACGACATCGCCCAGGCGGAAGTGGGCGAGATCCCGAAATGGTACAATCCCACGACCTGGTCAATGGTGATGCCAAACCTCGGGCGTTCGCTCCAGCTTGATAGCCTGATCAAGGACTGGCAAGCCGAACGGATGAAGGGTGACCATGCGATCCAGATCTGGGCCTCGCAGCACCTGAACATCGAGATCGGCCTCGGCCTCAAGATCGACCGCTGGCGCGGCGCGGACCACTGGATCAAGGCCGTCGAGCCGGGTCTCTCCCTCCGCGGCCTGATTGAGCAGTCCGAGGTCATCACTATCGGCATTGACGGAGGTGGGCTTGACGACATGCTTGGCCTGGCCGTCATTGGTCGCGAAACGGGCACCAAGCGCTGGCTTCACTGGGGAAAGGCTTGGCTGCATCGGCTGGTGCTGGAGGAGCGGCGCAAGGGCGAGGCTTCCACTTTCGAAGGCTTTGCCGCTGATGGCGACCTGGTGATTAGCGACGATATGGAAATTGCGATCGCCGACCTCGCAGAGATCGTCGGCGAGATCGAAGAAAGCGGACTGCTCGCCGCCGTCGGCCTCGACCCCATGGGCGTCGGCGCGATCGTCGATGCTCTGGCCGAGAAGAAGATCGCTGGCGCAGATCGCGTTGTCGGCATCTCGCAGGGCTGGACGCTCAACGGGGCGATCAAGACGACGGAGATCAAGCTGGCCAACCGAACCTTCGTTCACTGTGGCCAGCCGCTCCTATCTTACGCTTTAGGAAACGCCAAGGCTGAGCCGAAAGGCAATGCAATTGTGATCACCAAGCAGGCTGCCGGCGCCGGCAAGATTGATCCACTGATGGCCCTGTTCGATGCGGTGGCGCTGATGAGCCGCAATCCTGAGCCACTGAGCGCCGTGATCGAAAAAGGATACGAGCTATTATGAGGCCTCTGAAGGACCGGATTGAGCCGCGCCTATCAGTGCAGAATCAGCAGACGGTCACAAGCTCCGATCCCCGCATCATGGAAATCTTCGGGGCGCCGCAAACGGCCTCCGGGATGCAAGTCAGCGAAACCAGCTCCATGCGGGTGTCGGCAGTTTACGCCTGCGTCCGGATTATCGCCGGTGCTATCGCGTCCATGCCTCTCGACATTTACCGCCGGATGGCTGGCGGAACACGTCAGCGGATCAACGAAAGCCATAATCTCTGGTGGTTGCTCAACGAGCAGCCGCACGTGCGCTGGACCGCCTCCGCCATGTGGAAATGGCTGATTAAGTCCGAATTGCTGCGCGGCGACGGCTATTGTTGGATTCAGCGGGATCGGGCTGGTCAGCCGATCGAACTGCTTCCGCTCTGGCCGTACACGGTCACGGTGGAACTGCGTGCAGGTCGTTTGGCCTACTTTTTTGTTGACCCAGATGGCCAGCGCCGCGGTGTCGATCAGGACGACATGATCCACATTCCGGGGTTCGGATACGACGGCATCCGCGGCATGTCGGCGATTCAGTGGGGCGCCAGAAACGGAATCGGCATCGCCCTCGCGACAGATGACTTCTCGGGTCGGTTCTTCGGTGCTGGCGCCATGGTGAGACACGTGCTCAAGACCAACGGAAAAATGGCAAAAGGGCAAGTCGACGAGCTGCGCCAGCAGTTCGAAGATCGTTATGCCGGCCTCGACAACGCCTATCGCCCGATGGTGCTCACAGAGGGCATGGACGTCAAAGAATTGTCGATGTCCGCCGCGGACAGCCAGCTTCTGGAGGCGCGCAAATTCCAGGTCATCGACATCGCTCGGTCGTTTGGCGTGCCGGGCTTCATGATCGGCGCGAACGAGAACACCACTTCCTGGGGATCTGGCGTTGAACATATGAGCCTCGGGTTTGTGAAATACACGCTGCAAGAGCGGCTGACGACGATCGAGCAGGAGTTGAACCGAAAACTGTTCCGAACGGCCGGAACATTGGTCAAATTCAACGTCGACGAACTCCTCCGCGGCGATAGCGCTGCCCGAGCAAAATTCCTACGCGAGCTGGTCGGCGGAAGCCAAGGTCCCGGCATCATCAGCGCGGATGAGGCTCGCCTCACAGAGGGTTTCGCACCGATGGGCGGCGCCTCAGCCGAACTTTATGACCCTCGCACAGCCCCAGGAGGCCCCGCCAATGCCACGTAATCGCCTGCGTCAACTGATCGCTCAGAACAACGGCGCAGGCACTCCGATCCAGGCCCGCCGCAACCAGGCAGCCCCTGGCATCGAGGTGCTGATTTATGACGTGATCGACGCCTCTTGGGGAGTTTCGGCGCAGGGTTTTGCAAAAGCTATCGCTGGCGCCGGCGCTGAGCCTCTCACGATCCGCGTCAACTCCCCAGGCGGCGACGTGTTCGAGGGCCGCGCCATCGCCTCGCTCATCCGCGCACACCAAGGGCCCACAGCGGTGATCGTCGACGGCCTGGCTGCCAGCGCCGCCAGCACCATCGCCGTCTCGGCTAACTCTCTCTCTATGGCGATCGGCAGCTTCCTGATGATCCACCAGTCGTGGGCCCTCGCGATGGATAATGCGCCCGGATTGCGCGCATTGGCTGATCTACTCGAAAAAGTCGATAGCCAGATCGCGGCTGATTACGCCGCTAAGGCCTCAGTCGGCCAGCAGCAAGCGCTTGACTGGATGGCGGCGGAGACTTGGTTTACCGCCGAGGAAGCCGTCGCAGCGGGCCTCGCTGACGCCGTGCTGGCTGCCGATGCACAGCTTCGAGCCCACAATCTGGCTGCATATGACCGGGTCCCACAAGCGCTAGCCGATCAAATCGCGGCACTGCAGAGGCCCGATCAGGAGCAGCCTGACCAGGCCGCGCTCCGCGCTGCCGCCGAGCGCCGTCTTCGCCTCTACGAGCGGACCGCAGCTTAACCCGCCTCCCACGTCACCAAACAAGGAGCCTACTATGTCCATCCAAACCCTGCGGGAGCGGGCGACCGTCCTCCGCGCCGACGCAAAGAAACTGCTCGACGATCATCCTGCTGGTAAATGGGATACGTCCGCGCAGGCCACCTACGACGCTCTGACGAACGAACTCGATTCCGTCGAGAACCAGACCAAAAATTACCAGCGCCTCCTCGATATCGACGCCGACGCGAAGCTCGAAAATGCGACGACAGAGCGGACCGCGCGCAATAAGCGCGACCTGCCGGAAAACCATCCGGGCCGCATCTTCGACACCTGGCTGCGCGAAGGCGAGAAAGCGATCACGGCAGAGCAGTGGGCCGTGGTGCGAAACACGATGTCGACGACCACGGGCAGCGAAGGCGGTTATACCGTGCCGTCGCTGATTTCCTCGCGGATTATCGACGCGATGAAAGCCTATGGGACCATGCGCAAGGTCTCCCAGATCATCCCGACTGCTGACGGCAAACCGCTCTCGTTCCCGACCTCTGACGGCACCGGCGAAGTCGGCGAATGGATCGCGCAGAATACGACGGCGACCGCTGCCGATCCGACCTTCGGAACTGTCAGCCTGAACGTGTTCAAAGCATCCTCCAAGGTCGTCGCGGTTCCGATCGAGTTGCTGCAGGACAGCGTGATCGACATCGAGGCCTTCGTTGCGAAGCGCCTTGGCCAGCGCCTCGGTCGTATCGCAAACACCGGCTACACGGTCGGCACCGGAACCGCGCAGCCCGACGGCATTGTCCCCAAAGCCACCGCCGGCAAAGTGGGCACGACAGGCCAGACGCTGACGATCATTTATGACGACCTGGTCGATCTGGTGCATGCGCTGGATCCGGCCTATCGCGACAGCGCGACCTGCTCGTTCATGACATCTGATAGTCTGCTGAAGGTGATGCGGAAAATCAAGGACACCGCCGGCCGTCCGATCTGGACGCCCAGCTACGACGGCGGCTTGCGGATTGGCATGAACGCCACGCCAGAGTCTGCGAATGCGCAGGACATGTCGGGCGGTGGCTTCGCCAATCAGAACACGCCGCAGATCTTCGACTACCTGCTTGGCTATCCGGTCTGGGTCAACAACGACATCGTCGCGCCGGCGGCTAGTGCGAAATCAATGGTGTTCGGCGATCTCAGCCAGTACGCCATCCGCGATGCCATGGACCTGTTGATGTTCCGCTTCACCGACAGCGCTTATGCCAAGCTCGGCCAGGTCGGATTCTTGGCGTGGATGCGTACTGGCGGCAACCTGCTCGATACGGCAGCTGTGAAATACTACCAGCACAGCGCGACCTAGTGGCTCGGCGTCCAGCAGGAGCGTTCAAAGGCGCTCCTGCTATCGCTTCACCATCATCCGCATTCGAGGAGATCCCACTCATGACCATAAAGGTTCGCATCCTGGTCGACACCTACATCGCCGAGAAGGCGTATCGCTGTAATGACGTCGCCGAAATCGACGACGTCAGTGCGAGCGATGCAATCGCCTCTGGCTGGGCAGACCCTGCGCCCGAGGCGATTGCGTACGCCGAAAGCATTGCAACGCAGCCGGAGTAGCGCCAAATGCTCACGACCGCCGCGAACGTGATCGACGAACTGCAGATTGACAGCAGCCGTGTCACGTTCATTAACAGACTGATCCTTCAGGCTGGCGCGGCGATCGAGCGGCACTGTGACCGCAGTTTTGCCCGGGCGACGACCACTGAGGTCATGACAGTTCGTCGTACCGTCCGGTCAGACCTGCGGCTTGTCCTCCCCCGTAAACCGCTGATTTCGGTCGCTCTGATCACCTATATGGACAGTGGGATCACCGTCTCGTCGGCGACGTATTCGACCGAGGACAGTGCAAACGCGACACTCTATCGAGCGGATGGTTGGTCAGGGCAGCCGTCTTATTTTCCGACGTCATCTGAGTTCTGGAATGATCGCCAGCCGATCGAGACCCGATATGCAGTCACGTATACAGCGGGATATGACCAAGCGGACGCGATACCGGGATCTCCAGCGTCCCCGATCCCGGCTGACCTCGAGCGCGCCTGTATTGATACGGTCAAAGACTACTGGTTTGCGTCCGCCCGCGACCCCAGGCTGAAACTCGAAGAGATCGTAGGCATCGGCCGGCAAGATTACTGGGTCGGAACACGACCAGACGGATCTGAAGGAGCGCTTGCCGCAAGCGTCATTGGTCTGCTCTCGTCATATTGCCGGTTTGCCATCTGATGTCGTTGATCGACGCCGCGATCCGAATGACTTCGGCATACGGTCAGCCGATGACGCTCCGGCGGATCGCGACTGGCGTGGCACCCATTGATGTGGCGGTCTTTGGCTTCATATCTGGCGCAAGTTCGGCAGATCCGGCGCCTGGCGTTCAGCAGCAGCAGCGTGAAATCAGGATATCGAACCGAGAAATCGCCGAGACCTCTTGGCCAGGTCCTCCCAGGATCAATGACAGGATCACGGTCGGTTCGGCCTCATATACGATCGAAGTGGTCGATACTCGCCCGATCGGCGGGGTTGTCGCTCTCCACATCATGACCGTGCGAGGCGCATGAAATGGCCAGCGATATCGCATTTTCCGCCATTCGCGCATATTTAGCAGCGAATTGGTCTGGTTGTCCGCTCAGTTGGGAAAATGAGACCTTCACGCCGCCTAGCTTGGTCGAGGCCCCAGGCGCGCCAGCCAACTGGGCAGCAGTGACAATCACCGGAACCATTTACGACCAGGCTTCGATCGGCACGGGAGCTAGTCCAGGTGAACGATGGATCGAGGAGGGTGCAATCATGATCGATTGTTTTGTGCAATCTGGCACTGGATCGCTAGTGGCGCGCCAGACTGCGACCGCGCTCGCAAACCTTCTTCGCGGCCAGATCCTGACCGGCGCAATCCGAATGCAGAACATGAGCATCGGGGACGGTGCTGCAGGCCTCGACAATGGCGATTGGTGGGGTCTCACACTGCGGATCGATTGGCTCCGCGGCTAAGCCTGGCCTCCGCCGACCCATAACCTCAATTACGGAGACTTAATCGATGGACAGCAACCGGCTGCGGGTGGCGCTCATCCGCGAGACAACGTTGGGAACTCTGCCGGCAACTCCGCGCATGCGAACCGCACGCATCACGGCAGAGAGCCTCAAATACGTCCCGAAATTCTTCACGCCGGGTGAAATCCGAGCGGACCGGATGTCGGCGGATCCGACGAAGGTCAATGAAGAAAACAGCGGCGGTTTGAATTTCGAATTCAGCTTCCCGACCGACAATACTTTCCTCTCTGAACTCATTCAGTCTGGTTTTTTTGCTACCTGGACGAACGCGCCGTTCCGCGACAATGACGGAACCGCCTCGAGCGCCATAACCGCAGTCACAACCACGACCAACGTCGTCACTGTCACGTCCGGCGCTGCCTTCGCAGTCGGCCAGCTCGTGCGCACGACGGGGTTTGCGCTGGCCGCCAACAATGGCGTCAACCGCGTGTCCACGGGGGGCACAACCTCATTCACCTGCACGGGTGCCGCGTACGCCACTGAGGCTGCGCCTGCTGCGGCGGCTCGTGTCAAAGTCGTTGGGTTTCAGGGAGCCAGTGCAGACATCACAGCGTCCGCCACTGGCTTGGGCGCGACAACGTTGAATTTCACCACTTTGGGCCTGGCCATCGGTCAATGGGTCAAGGTGGGCGGAACCGCGGCTGGGAGCAAGTTCGCCACCGCTGCAAACAACGATTGGATCCGGATCACGGCGATCGCGGCAACATCTCTGACCTGCGACAATCTGCCATCTGGCTGGACCATCGACACCGGCACTGCCAAGACAATCTCAGTTTTCTTCGGCGACTATCTCCGCAATGGCACGACGATCACCTCTATGTCGATCGAGCGCGGTCATCTCGACCAAGTGACGCCGACGTTTCTGCTGCAGAAGGGCATGGTGGTCGACCAGTTCAGCCAGTCCCTCACGACCGAACAGCCGATCACCGGCAGCGTCAATCTGATCGGGATGTCTGGATCCATTGGCACCGTCGCCAATGGCACCACATACGACGCGGCGACAACTAATGTCGTGATGACCGCGAACGTTTCAGTCGGACGCATCGCCGAAGCCGGCGCGACCATCGTTTCGCCGAACTGGGCTAAGGCACTGAATTTCCAGGTTGCTAACAACGTCCGGATGATCACGGCTGTAGGGACCGTCGGCGCGGCGGCTCTCGGAGCCGGTGAGTTCGGCTGCACCGGCACGCTCGAGACTTACTTCGGCTCGAGCGCGCTGCTGGCGAAGCTGATGGCCGGCACAGTCTCGAGCCTCTCAGCCAGGGTGGCGATCAACTCCCAGGCCGTAGTCTGGACCTTCCCTCGCGTCACTTTCACCGACGGCAGCCCAAATGCCGGTGGGAAAAACCAAGATGTGACGCTGCCGCTCGCATGGACCACATCGTTTGACTCGACGACGGCCTGTGAGGCCCAGGCCGACCGCTTCGAATATTACGAAGCCTGATCGGAGCCGACCCTGCGGGGTCGGATTCCCGGCGTTTTGCAATCCCTCCAGGAGTTTTTATGGCTGAAATCAGCGCTTTTAAACGCGACGCCAACGCCATGCGCGACGGCGAATGGATCGACCCCGGTGCAGAATACGGCGGTATCGAGATACGCTGTCGTGCGTTGGGTTACGCCTATCTCGATGCCGTCGCGGCCGGCCGCAAGCGAGCAGGACGCGAGGCCGGCGGCGAGGAGCGCATCCGCTCTGAGACCCTGGCCATGATCAACGTCGAGGCGATGATCGCAACCGCTCTGATCGATGTTCGCGGACTCAACGAGTCAAACGCACCGGTCACGTTTGAGCGTTTCTGTGACCTCGTGCGTGATCCAGCGTACGGCGAACTGACTGCCGTCGCGTTCGGTGCCTGCGGCCAAGTTGGCCGGCAGAAGGCCGCGGCGATGGAGGACGCGCAGGGAAACTCCGGAAGTGTCTCCGCGCGCACTTAGAGCGGAGGCCCGAGACTGCTGAGTGGCTCGCCCGCGTCGCTGAGCTTGATCCCTCGGCGGCCAGCGCAGCCCATGCGGTCATGGGCGACGAGGTCGCGACGCCCGCGCCGTGGCTGACGTGGATATGGCGGGCCTGGCATCGGCTACACCAGGATCGGCCGCTGCACGGAGGTGGAATGTCCGCTCCGGTGCCTGGCGCGATCGCCTGGCGCGACATCGTTCTTTGGCACGACCGCCATGGAGGAGATCTCGAAATGCTCGAATTCGGGATCAGCCAGATGGATATCGAGTTTATAGACTGGCACCGGACGCAACGGGAGAAGAGTTAATGGCTTTTGTCCGTCGTTCGGTTTCCATCCAGATCTCTAGCCTGGTGAAGCCAGCCGATATGGGTCGGTTGTTTGCAACCAAAGCGCGCGAAGGTCGTGACGCATTAATCGCCGCTGGCCGGGCTCCTGCGATGTACGAGACTTTCGTCGACGGCCTCGCCGGTGCGGTTGAGGAGACGGTGAAGGTGCCAGGCGGTGTCATTCTGTACCGCTTCAACGTGCTCGGGGAGGCTGCTGCATACGCAATGGCCTTTGCGCAGGGTCGCTCGCCGGTTCGTGCCGGCAAATATCGGGCCTCCTGGGTCGTGCTGGTCGAAGGGCGTCTTTGGACTGCCGGCCTGCGCAGCATCCCCGCCGGCATCACCGTCGCGGTCACCAACACGGCGCCATATCATCGGAAGATTGACGTTGGCGGACAGCGCGGCATTGGCCAGAAGATCGTCGAGGAAACCCGGCAGGCTACACAGCGGCGCTTTCCGATCCTCCAAGTCGAACGCCAGTTTTGGAGCATCCCCAACGGATACATTCTGAAAGGTCGGCACCATACGCGCCCATCTGTGCGCGCGCATCGCACGCGGGTCGATCGTATGCCGGGCCAGCCTTTGACTTATCCGACCATCGTCATATCGGTAAAACGCTGATGGCGCTCGATGTTGAAACCCTGCGGTTCACAGCCGTTTTCGAGGATGGCGCCAGCGCAGGCCTAGCTGCGGCCACGAAGCGCACGGATGACCTCGCGACTGCAACCGCCGCTGTCGATACGGTGGCCACGCGCACGGGAAAGACGTACGAGGCCGTGAACCGTCGTCTCGACGAACAAGCAGTCCTGACGGCCAAAGTCATAAAAATCAATCGCGACCATGAGCAATCCGTGCAGGCGATCAATCGCGCCCTCGAGGTCGGCCGAGTTGATCAGGAGCAGTCGATCGAGCAGACACGTCGCGCAGGGTTAGTGCGAGATCAGGACCTACAGAAGGCGCGAGACAGCGCCGCGGCGATGGCCGAGCGATTCGGCGTTGCGGGTGCCGCAGTCGCTCAGGCTGGTGTCAGCGCCGGTGCATCGGCTTTCGCCATGCGCCAGCTAGGCGTGCAGTCGATGCAGGCGGCTTCGTCGATCGCCAGTGGCCAGCCGATCTTCACAACGCTGGTGCAGCAGGGGCATCAGGTCGTTGACGTGATGCTGTCGACCGGCACCGG